GGTTGGATCATATCACAACTAGGTGAATTCTCTATCAAATTCCTAGATGACGTTGGGCGTTCGGACGATTAAAAACTTCACAGCCGCGTTCGAGACCGCGATGGTCACCTTGCCGCCCGTTCCGATGAACCCCTGTACCCCAGGTATTAAAGCCGCGAACTCTCCAGCGCTGAGCGAGTACGTGGTTATGTCCCCCGTCCTGCCGTAGGGGTCCGCGACAGAGGCCAGGGTGAACGTCTGTGCTCCCACGTCGGTGTTGTGGATGATAACCACCTCGCGACCGGTGGCCACGAACTCTATCCCAGCCGTGTCCGTGGGGGCCGTCTCGACCACGTCAAGGCTGTTCGCCGCCACCGGCAACGGTGGGTACTTTACCAAGTCCTTAATTTCCGCAGCTAGAGTCTTGACCGCCATTTTGCCTCCTACGTTACCGAGAAGTCGAAGTTTACAACTAGTCTGACTCGCCCTTGTGCATCTACCGGCCCCAGTGGGAACGGCTCCTGTACCGGTGTGGCGTGCAGAACCTTCGTCCCGCCCACCTGCTGGTTCACCAGGGCGGACATCAGGGAGTAGATCGTCTCTATCTTGGTTCTTGCTGTCTGGTAGTCCCTGCTCCTCACCAGCGTCTGTATGGACGGGTTGCGCCACGCCACGCCGTCGTGCATACGGACTTGGCCGAAACCCCCGTACTCGTACAGGCAGATGGCCTCGTCGGGGCCGTCGGGCATGGCGCTCTTGTACACATCGGTCAGCCCGTTGATGGTCAGCAGTGTGGATAGGTCGTCCAAGATCATCCAACCAATCTCAATGTTTCTAAAAGCGACCGATGACTCTTGGCCGCATTGCACGATTTGCAAGCAGGAACGATGTTGTCCAGAGTATGCGAACCACCGGCAACTATCGGGATCATGTGATCTATCGTTAATTCAACGCCGGTCTTCCAGCAGTAGGCACAATGATTGTGAAACTCCTCACATCGAGCCAGCCATTGCTCGCGAGTAAGATCGTTTACCGGAACCTTTTTTAATCGCTGATGTCGAACATTCGCATGCCATCTACTTAAAGTCGGATCAGATAGACGCCATCGTTTATGAGCCGCATGGATCTCTTTTTTATGATCCTGATAATACTTTCGAGCATAGAGATTCTGAGCGGCTTTGTGCATGAGATGCCAGTCGTGGCGATTGTTCTTCCGCCATTCTCTGTTTGCCTCACGCCACTCTTTCATCTTCGCAAGATATTTTTCTCTATTCCGGTGATATGTCTTTGTGGCGTGCTCTCGACTAGAGGCACGCGCATGTTCTAAATTCTTCTGATACCAATTGCGCTTGCATTTGTTCTGACAGTCCATGCAGACAAGTCGTCGCCGACGATTTTTCCCATAAGCAGCAAATCGTGTCTCAGGTTTTTCTTCTTGACAGATTCGACAGATCATTTCTTGACCATATCATCAATTCGTTTTGCTATACGACCCGCCATCGTACTTGCGCGTCGTTTCGCAGGATCTTCGAGATATTTCCATTTTCCAACAGGGTGATTTGCTTCAGCGTTCTCATGTACGAAAACAGCGTAGGGTGCCGCAATACCGCCGAACCCAACCTGGACCGTTACCTTGCTGTTCTCTGTCACTGGCTGGGCCACGTACCCCGACGCCCTCAAGGCTCCGGTGTCAACTGGTGTCTCCTGCTTAGCCTCGGCGATGAGACCTTCTCCCTCTTGGTACAGGGCAGCTGCGAGTACCCGAGTGGAGTCGCCGCCGAGGCTTCGCAGGCGGCCAATAACCTTGTCCTGACCCGTGATGTCGATCCTGATGTTCATAGATAAACTTCGCTGTGGCTGAATCCCGCCTTGTCGTTCACGTTGCTCACCGACAGTATCGGTGGCTGGCTGGGCCCCTTGAACGATCCCGGCATGGTGATCCTGTCCCGTGGGTCTATCGGCCCACCGATGACGTACAGGGTCGTCGTGCTGGCCCGCTCCTGCCCCTGGGCGTCACGAATCATCCTAACTTTCTCCTCGATGTGGCACGGGATGTCGGCGACCGGTGACCCGTAGGTTGACTGTCCGTATGCGTCCGATGAATCAAATGGCTCCAGTGTGATGCGTGAATAGCACCAGTCCGAAAATCTGAGAGCAAATGCTCCCGCCGCCATCTAGATCGTCTGCTCCTCGTCGCTAGGCGGCGGTGAGTTGTCGTCCCTCACCCTCGGTCCTCTTCCGCCAACACCGTCGAACTGCCTGAACGAGAACTTTTGGCTGATCTCCTCGATGCTAGGAACCTGGTGTGTTCCACCGATGAGCCTGAACTCCTTGGCCTGGGCCGTGTAGAACGCCACCGACCCCTGGCTGTAGCTCTCCGACAATCCGCCCACCGACTTCGAGGCCAGTCCGCCCTGGGACACTATCGTGGTCAGCTTGTCGCAGCACAGGGCCGCCGCCATGTACACGTTGGCCTGGCCGTTTATCAGGTAGACCAGCTCCTCGTCGGTGAAGTGGAACGGGGCCGCCGTGTCGTTAATCAAGAACCTCAGGGCGTCCTTGGGGGTAGATGCGGGGTTGTTGGAGTACGTGCTGCCCATCAGCGCCCCCTTACGAAGTTCGCTGCCAGGGCGAAGGTAAAGCTCGCGTTGGCCGTCCCCGCGTCCACCACCTTCCACTTAACACGCAACGTCGAGCCAATCGGCCCCTGCTTCACTCCTACCGCCATGGTGGCGTCGGCTGGCGCAGCAATCTCGGCCTCTGGAGCCATCAAGGCGTTCCAGTAGGCGATGTACTGCTTAGTCCCGCCGTTGCCTAGTACCTGGGTGAAGTGGATGAAGTCGTCGTAGGTGTTTTTGTCTATCGAGGACTGGACGAAGACGTCTAGGGTGTCGTTGACTTCCGTGGCGGCGGCGAGGACAACGAGAATGAAGCTCGCGGCTACGATGTTCCCGAAGTCACCGATTATGACCTTGTTGCCGTCCGCAGTGACGATGTTGGTGTTGGGTATTAGTGTCGGCATTGCGACCCATCACGGGACCATCGGGACGACCATGTACCAGACACGATAGAGAAAACTTCCCGTGCCCGTGGTCGGGTCGGCCACCAGGACGTGCAGAACCAGAGGGGAGGCAGCCACCATCAACGTGGTGTTGGCCCCCGATGCTGCTGTGTGGGGCTTGGCCCATCGGGACTGAACCGTGGACTGGTCGGCAAACCCCGATGTGGCTATCTGGCTAACTTCCAGGCCCGACGCGTCGGTGTACCTGACCACTATGTTGTTGGCGGCGTTGTACCCCGTTCCAGCCTGCTTGTGCAGGACCAATCCCTGGAACACGTTGGCCCATCCGGCCTTGGGTGCGCCGACGATAGTCTGGGGGGTTGTGAACATGGCCTTGTACTGGGTGGCCGTTATCACGCCACGTCGTGAGATCGGCATGAACGGGCCGGAGATCTGGCGGTATGCTTTCATTATCGACATAAGAGACCTTTATCCGTTCCGACTGGCCTCTGTCTTCGACCAGTCTATTCCCTCGGTGAGCTGACGATCTTGTCTGTTCGTCTCGGAGTCTGTCGGGTCGGGCACGTGGAACTCCTGGGGATTGACCCGCCACCCCCTGTCCCCTCTGTTTAGCCCAGGCTGTCCAGCCTCGGCCTTGATTATCTCTTTCTGCTCGTCGGTGAGCTGGTCCATGTCCACGATGTTGAACCTCGGGGCGGTGTGCCTTCGCTTGCCGTGGTTGTCGCGGTAGACCTCCTCGCTGAACTTGACCCCGCACTTCCCGCACTCCGACACCCCGCTGCCCTTGTACGAGCTTAGGTTGTAAAGCCTCACTAGCTTGTCGAACCGCTCCTTGGGAACGGAGAACGTGAACTTGTCGGCTGGGACCAGTGCGCCAACGTCGCCAGGAATCCCCAGCAGGGTGGCGTCGCCGGGGAGGGACCGCCCGATGATGAAGTACTTTGCGTCGGTCGACTCCTTGGGGACTTCGGGGTCTTTCTTTTTTGGTGATGGCATAGCGTGTTTATGTTGGCAGAGCTAATCCTACACTACAGCTGTCGCGAGAAAAGTCCCTGAAGCAGCAGAGGTTTGTTTCTGGTCAAAATAAGATGAGACCTCAATAATGTCGAACTCCGCCTCCTCGTCGCGCATCCTCTTGATGTACTGCAGCGCATTGGCCACTCGGTTCCACACGAACGTGTAGCCCGATGCCGGCTGCATCAGGGATGGTGCCGGTGGGACGTAAGCCAACAGTGCCCCCTTGCCGAATATGCGGACGTAGGTGGCGCTGGCCTCTGCCACTCCGGGGTTGCTCGACACACGGATGGTCCTGCCGATAAGTATCCGGGGAATCTCCACCAGAGACCCGAACAGGTCGGGACTCATCACACCCCGCTGGGTGTACTTGATGGTGTCGATGAGGTCAGGGTGCCACTTGAGCTGTATCCACACCTGCTTCCCGATGACCAGTGTGTTAGGCTCCCTGCCGATTGTGCCCTCCATATCGTCGCGGTATGTCTCGATGTCCTGTAGGGGGGTCGATGTGGCGTAGTCCGACCACTGAACGAAGTCCGACCCGCCCGTCTTGTCTGTCCACCCCTTGGAGGCAGCGAAGAAGTCGGTGGCGAAGGCCACCTCTCTCCGGAGGTACCCCTTCTCGGTGACGTAGTTGACCGCGTCCCGGTCCAGGTTGAACGCTCCTGTTATGGAGGCGGTGTCCCTGACCTCGTCGGGCAGCTCGAACCCGAAGCTGAACCTCGGGGCGAAGTACGTGTCGGTGATGTTCACCTTGAACCCGCCACGGATGCTCCGTGTTCCCGGCGCTCGAAGCTCGGCCTGGTCGCGGAACCAGTAGCTCTTGTCGTAGCTCGGGATGATCCCCGACTGCTGCGCCACGGGCACAAGCGGAAAGACCTGATCCGCGATGTAGGTCTGGTTCGTGTAGGCGATGCTGATGTTGG